ACTTACAGACTAGGGACTGGCCCAATTACACAAGATGATGATTTAGGAGACAGGGCTGTAGAGTCTGATGGAGAAATGTACATGGATTTGGGCGCTGCTTTCGATAGTCCTGATAAATACAATGAGGGCGACCATGTAAAGGTTAATGTTTCTAATGTAGCCGAATCAGAAACTTCTGATGGTAATAAATTGTATACAGTAAGTGGTTCTGATATTCAAGAGGAGGCTGAGGGCGAAGGGTTAGTTAGTCAAGAAACACTTTCTTTGTTAGCAAAATCTGAAAATTCTCAATGGCTGTGCGAAGTCTATAGAGCAGGTAGCGGTATTAGAGTAACTATGCCTCAAGGAGATGTAGTTTACAAGTGTACACAATCTGGTAGTAGTTGGACTGTTCATAGTCCACTAGCGTCTAATGCCTATCTCATAAGAATGTCTGAAAGTCAAAGACCTTACTGGGCACCAGTTGCAGGTGCTTTACTCAAGGCTGATGTGGAAATAACTGAGCCAGAGCAAGAAGATAAAGCAGAAGTGCACGAATCTAAAAATGATGGTAAGCCTTTGATACCACCTAAGAAAATAAAAGATGCTGAATGGTGGCAAGAAAACAATAAAAGAAAAGTCTTGGTAAAGGGTTTAAGTTTGATAGACAAGTTATTGAAAAGTGGAGTAGGGGCAGTAGGTCAATCGAGCACAGGCGCTATGGGTCTAGGTATTGATTATGCTACCCCTATAGAATCGCCTATGGGACCGACTAATTTACACGATAAGAAAACTATGCCCGATTATGATGTTAGAGACATGGAGGAAGATTCTTCTATAGAAGCAGATACTGAGGAAAAGGAAGAACCTAAACGCATGACTGTGCCTACAAAAGAAGGTGTTTTGGAGATAACAGAGGATTCTGCCATCTTCCGTACTTAGTTATATAGTATGAGTATTGTCTATAGAAGCAATGACAGCCTCATCTTTGCTGAGAACCTCCCCGGTTTCGCATTTTGGTGACATTAATATTATCAAGGCTGACAATGACTTGGTTATCGCTGGATATGCATCTGTTGAGATGGTAGATAAGCAAGGGGATTTAATTACTCGTGGCGCTTTGAAAAACGCCTTTGGTGACTTTATGAAAGCAAATGGCTATCGTAATGTTCAACTAGCACATTCCAACATACAAGTAGGAGAAGTAATTCCTAACTATACTGACTCTGATGGAAGAGTTTGGAAATCCGGTGTCGATGATGCCGGAATGTTTGTAGTAATTAAACTACGAGATGATATAGAAAAGGCAAGAGAAGTTGCCAATGAGATTCGCAAAGGTGCCCTTAGAGGTTTCAGCATCGGAGGACAGGCATTCAAGAGAATGAATAAGTCTGACGATAAACATGGGAATTATACAGAGATTTCCAAGTTGGAACTACATGAGGTTACTATTTGTGAAAAAGGTATAAACCCGGAGGCGACATTCCGTATATTGAAGGAGGACAATAGTATGACAAATGAAAATGATGCAATGACTGAACTATCAAGTGTTTTAGACAGATTGAATGGTCGCCTTGACGCAATGGAAAAGGGTGAAATGCCAGCAGGTCTTAAAGAACACATGGAAGGGAAGAAAGACGATAAAAAAGAAGATGAGGCTAAAGAAATGGCTGATAAAGATGAAGAAGAAAAAATGTACGGTGCCGACCACAAAGGTGAAGACGGAATGGCAAAAGGAGAATACTCCGATGTTATTTCCAGCGACTACCTGAACTGGATGGAAAGCACCTTGAAAGGACAAGGTGTTGACATTGGTGGCGCTCGTGCTCACTTTGACAGTGTAGCAAAAGCAAACCTAGGTAGCACACCAGAAGCAATTGGTGACGGTGCTGATTACTTTGCTGGACAAGTTAAGGGTCGTGCCCAAGAAGGCGGAAACCCATCAACTGGTGCTGTTGGTAAAATAAACAGTGGTAAAGAAGTAGCCAAAGGTTACCTAAGCCCAAGTAATGTTTCCTCTTCTGATGTAGAGGCTGCTTACGAAGTTTACAAAGCCGCTGCTCTTGAAGAACAATTCAAGCACAACCTAAACGGTGTATTCGCAGACAGACTATCAAAAGAACTTAACGCAGAAGCCCAAGCAAGAGAAGCCGCTTCATTCGATGCAAGAACACCACTTGCTAACATCGAAAAGGCTCTATCTGACTTGAGTTCAAGAATCGACAATATCTCCACTGCTGCTCCAGAAGCAACAATTCGCAAGAGCAGTGACATGTCCAAAGTTGAAATACCATCAACTGAGGAACTTAACTCAATGAGTTGGGATGATGTACACAGACTAGCAGGGAGTGTCTGGAACTAGATAA